ATAACTGTAGTACCATCAGACTTAACAATCTCAAAGATCAATGATGGTTCTTCACCGTTAAAACCTAACGTAGTGTTAACGTTATCCCAACCTTTCCTAGCTGCAATACGACCGTATTGGTCAATAACAGCATTCTCAGCACGAAGTGCAAACTCTTTAGGTAAAGCTACAGAAGAGTCTTGAGTATTGAGACCAGCAAAGCCTGGGGCAACAATACTTACTGATTGTAGCTCAGCAGCCATTATGACCACTCCCAGGTTGTTTCATCACCGTAACGCTCTGCCTCAATAGAGATATAAGAAGCCACTGCTTTACGGTATAGATCAGCTTGTTGTTCGCTTAAACGTCCACCATCTTCACCACGTTCATTGATAGCACGAAGATAAGCACCTTGGATAACTAACTCTGAAGGGACATAAACAACATCAGTACCAGCGGACAAATCAGCCTGTGGTATAACACAGTCTACCTTTACCGTTAGCACTGACGATGGGATAGGCCATAGATCAAGAGTAATAACACCAGTAGATGATGTGCTGTTACCAATAGAAAAATAAAAAGGATCTCCATTCACTGAACCTTGAAGATTATTCCATTCATGCATTTGATTCTGTGTAGCTTGCTGAAGATCTCTCTTCAGCGATGGTATGTAAACCACTAACAACCTTGCTCTTGGGTTAGTGGTAGGTATTTCGTAGTTCTGTGTGCCGCTAACAGTGGTGATTGTCTTTGTTGTACGAAGCACAGACCAGTTCCAAGCATCTTCAACTTCTCTCTTAGCTTCGTTAACAAAATCACCAATTAACTTAACATAGGCTGTATCAGTTGGCGTGATAGCCTCTGTCTCTCGTATACGGCGTAAAACACCATTGATGCAGTCTAAGAATGTAGCCATTACCGTTTCACCTTAATTGTTTCTGTACTAACATAATTCTACCATTTAGTACGGTTGGACCAGTACGCAGCAGACATCTTACCTTTAGCAATGTTCTTAGCGTGGCGAGCCTTGAATGATTTATTTCTAGCAGAACCTTCTGGAGAACCTGAAACACCTTGTTGACCGAACCGAATCGTCTTAACTTGATCACCGTCCTTTGCTACAACAATGTGAGATTTAGTAGGATGTGTTGGGGTTTTTTTAGGGCGATTATATCCAGACACTCCTGCTCTTTCCAGCCTAGAATCCTTTTTCATTTCTTCTTAGCAGTTTTTGCTGCCTCCTTAAATGCTTTTGCTGTAGGAGCACCTTTAGTGCCAGGTTTTCTCATCTTTTCACCAGAGCCTTCAGCGATACGCTTACGCTTGGCTTGGATGTTAGCGTATAGTCCTTCTTTCATTTCTTTTTCTTTGGTTTAGACATACCAGCTTCAGACAAAGCAATAGCAACTGCTTGCTTACGAGACTTAACCACAGGACCACCTTTGCCACTGTGTAGAGTACCTTCTTTGTACTCTCTCATAACTTTACGTACTTTAGCTGGTTTCTGTTTCATGTTGGATAACCCATCTTCTTCTCTTTAGCCTTCATAGCCTTAGACTCTTTCTTTTCATGCATCTTCTTTGCTTTCTTTGATGCATACTCTTCAGCAGCTTTTTTACCTTTAGCTGTGTAAGGAAACTTCTTATTCGCTACCATCGGCATTTTTATTCCCCTTGTTACGTCTAAACATACATTGAACGGTATCTGTTTCCCATATACGAATAGCAGTCCACATAATCGTTAAGATTGCAGCTATTGCTGGTAGCAGTTCAGCCAAAGTCCCCACCACGGTGAGGATTGAGATAGCATCTCCAACTTGTTTGACATGTTCATCAGCTTGGAGAGCCATGTTTGTTGTCCTTAGGTCTCATGTTAAGGATTTAGTTGTGATGCCAACTGCGCTGCTTCATAGGCTGCTACAACCTCTGGTGTCCACGCTGCTTGAGCGATCGCTACCACCTTCTCTGGTTGGTCTGTGAGGTCTTGTCCTGGTGTTAAAGATGTGCGGTGATAGGTCTGGGTTAAGACTTTACCGTCCTCAATAATCCTAGTTGCTTCACGGTAAAGCACTGTACCGTTCTCAACGACAGTGATTTGGTCTACTACGGTTTCTTTGGTAATCATTTAAGTTCCTTTCGTTGATCCGATCACACTAGTCCGGTGTGATTAAATGAAATAAAAACCGGCGGTTCGGTTTTGAGAGGCGTTGTTAAAATTTGCTTGTGTTACAACGTTATTAGAACCAGTAGCATCATATTGATATATGTCAATAGTCGTAGAATTTGATGCAACTCTATAAATGATTGATCCTGTCAACGAAGCCATGTCGTATGCCCAAACAACTGCTGGGCTATAAGTTCCATTGAAAGACGTAAACGGTAATCCCGTAATTGTTGCTGAACCTGTTGAACTTCCTTTTGCGCTTAAAGCAAAATCACATGTCCAGTACACAACATTACCTATTTTTGTATATTTACCTGTAGCACTAATGGTCATTCCTGTGCTATTACCGCCAAACTTTAAAGCAGGTGTCCAAGTCCCTTCTTCATAATCATCCAGCGTATTAGCGTCTGAGGATGCAGATTGCGTGGCGGGGAAGGTGATGCCGTTGGATACTTGTATAACCCCTCCAGAAGCATTGTTGGTGGTTGTACCAACTAGTAAATTACCACCGGAGGTGATACTCAGCCGCTCGGTGTTGTTTGTTAGAAACTTCAATGGGCCGTTCTGGAAATTGACTACTTGCATTGATAGCGTTGGTTGGTCGTACCGGACTTGCCCTGAATACGGATTTGTTCCTGACGTACCTGTCGCAAACATTAAATAACCAAAACTATCGCCAGAGTAAATCGTTAAACCTTGTTCTCCTGATGCTCCACCAACAACAAGTTTTCTAGCTCCTGAATAAAACGAAGATGGCGAACTCGTCCCAATCCCTACGTTTGTGCCATCAAACACAAAATTCGCAGACCCACCAAACGCACCAGCATTGTTGTACTGGACTTGCGTATTAGACCCTCCAGGGGTTAATGTAATAGCAATATCCCCAGACCCAAGCAAACTAGTGCTATTTATCGTCTTAATATCCGTACCTGATACTACAGAAGAGAAACCACCACTACCATTACCTTTAAGAATACTTGTACCACTAGTCGCTGGTGCATAATCAGTACCAGCAGTTGCTGTAGTGATTGCGGACGTACCAGCACCTTTCAACAAAGCACCAGCACTAAAGGTATTAGTACCAGTACCACCATTAGCAACTAGAAGCGTACCTGTAACACCTGTCGTTAATGGTAATCCAGTCGCATTAGTCAACACTGCTGCTGATGGTGTACCTAAGTTAGGTGTAACCAGTGTAGGAGAGTTTAGATCTGCTTTTGATGTAATAGCCGTAGCTATGTTATCAAACTCTGTGTTGAGCTCAGTGCCTTTTACAACCTTATTCGCATTACCACTTGGTAAGGAGTCTTTAGCAGCAAAGTTAGTGCTTTTGGTATAGTTAGACACAATCAATCCTCTTTAGTTGACTTTGTGACCTTAACTTTACTTTCTTGTTTTTTATCTTCTTCTTTTACTTCTTCATAGTCTGGATGCCTACGCATCTGCTCAATGTCGTATTCGTATTCAACATTCATTAAGTTGTTTGACCATTTGCATCTAAAAGTGACCATAGTAACCTCTTATATGAAAGAGGCTGCCGAAGCAGCCCCTCTTTAGCTTTTATTAGCTAGGGATGATCAAAGCAATACCAGCATCGTTACGAAGCTCTGCAACACCGTACAGCGTGTCAGCAGTGTACAGCGTAGCAAGGTACTCTTGCTTGTACTGAGCCTGTGAGCGAACAGCCATTTGCTCTGCAAGGACCATTGCATCCTTGTGGAACATCAAGCAAGCACGGGGAGCAGTACCGGACGAAGCATAAGCAGTGTCAGCGTTGCTGCTAACAAACACTTTAACACCGTACACATCACCGATCTGACCATTACGAATGGTGTTGTTACCACCTTGCTCACCAACAAAGGCTTGTTCCGTGAAACGAGCAAGACCCATTAGGGTGTTACGAGCAACAGGAGGAATAACCAAGTAACGACCATCTTGAGGTACGTTAGCATCATCAAGACGCTGAATGGTACGACGAATAGCAGCATCAGTCAATGCAGTTGCGTTACCAGCACCAGCACCACCAACGAAGGCTGTAGTACCATCACCACCGATGTAGGCAGTGGTTGTACCGGACACACTGTAGTCACCGGTAGCGCCAGCAGCATGAGAGCCGTTGAAGAGACGACCGATCTGGATTAGATCAGAGTCAACCTGCGTAGCCAATGCATAACCAGCATCTTCAGTGTAGAAACGACGAAGCGAAGCAAGTGCTTGAACTTCGACGATGTCCTCAATCAAACGTGAGTATTCGTAGTGCTTGTTAATGGTAACCTGCACTTCAGACTCAACGTTCGCCTGAATCGTAACAGCAGTGTTAGCTGCTTTAGCGAATGCTGCACCACGAGTGGGGCTAGGAATATGAAGCGTATCACCTTTCTTACCACGCATCGTCATCTTGTTGACGAGGTTCGCCATAACAAGCGATTTCTTGTAAGAAGCGATGATTTCATCAGACCAAATCTCAGGTACAAATTTATCTGCGTTGGTCTTGTTTACGATGGAGGTACTACCTCCAGGATAAGCTGCTGAAGCCATTTTAATGTCCTTAAAGTTAGGTTATCGGACCCTACCTTCGCTATAAGCTGACATGATGTCATCTTGTAGTGCCATATAACGTTCAGGGTCAGTCATTTGAAGTCGAATAAGATCTGCTCGACGATAAATTTTCTTGCTCGTCTCACCAGTAGCGCCATCAACTGCTACAGTAGCTGCTTTGAGTGTTTGATTACGTTGTTCCTGAAGCTGTTGTGCTGCTTGCTGAACAGTGTCCTGTTTAGCTTTCTTCAATGCTTTGAAGTTAGACAACAACTCATTAGCGGAATCGAAATCAAACTGTTTGTCTGCTGCTACGTACAATCTTTGACGTACAGGTGACTCATTTACCCATGAAGCAAACTCAGGATCAGTAATGACTTGAGTATAATCAGGGTGTGATTGAGCTAGCCTGTTTGCTGTTTGCATCCTAGCCATCTGTGTTGCAGCCTGTTGAGCCTGAACAACTGCTGGATGGGATTCAACTGCTTTGTTAACTGCCTTAACAGGATCGGCAAAAAAGTCAGTATCATCTTCGATAGCTTTAGCAGGTTGATCCTGCGGTGTGATTTGCCTTTTGATGAGTTCATCAGCTAACTTACGAACTTCTCCAACTTCTTGTGCTTGACGACCAATTAGCTTTTCAGCCTCCTGGTGCATCCTTATGATGTCATCTAACGATTTACCCTTATACTTCTCAGGGATCGTAGGTTCTTCCTGAGTTGGTGCTGCTTCAGCCTTAGCCTCTACAGCTTGAAATTCATCGTTACCTACTTCATCATCTAGAGATTCTACAAATTCAGCCATCTGCTTCTCCTAGTCGGGTATAACCCAATTGTTAGGAATTAAAAAGGAATCTAAGTTATCCCTCATAATAGGACTTAGACTTTGCTACGTTTACCGCTTGTTCATGCATCGTTGCCCATCTATCAGAAGCTGTTGGAAAAGCACCAGTGATGCCTTCTAGTTTGCTTCTAGGAGATGCTAACTGTCTTTGTGCTAACAAGTCACAGTGTGGGCACTGTATTTCTTTAACATAGTGATCTGTGTATCTTTCAGTAACATGTCCGTTAGCACACTCAAAATCATTTAATATCCTCATTGACTAAATCCTCATAGGCTTTTTCCCAAACTTCATGCATCGTTAGGAGCCAATCTAAAGCTTTTAGTTGACCTTTACGTTCTTGTAGTTCTTCGCCACTAGAGATAGTGGTTATGTCCGCTACTGCGTCTCTGTACTCTTTAGCGTCTTCCAGCAGAGTTTTCCATCCTGGATGACTCATAAGGTCGAAGCGCTCTTCGTAGTACTTTAGTAACTTAGTAGTATCCATTGTTGTTATTTTACCACAGTAAAAATATTGTTGTAAAGAGCCTTGACTACGTAAGTAAAACGTGTTACAATAACCCTTTCGGGAGACTCTATGAAATCAATGCACTTTGCTAAAAGTAAGCTAACACCAGAAGAAAGACTAGATCTTGTTTGTCGTTTAGTTCTTCTAGGTAAACAAACTGATGAAATCAGGGTTGATCTAGGTAATGTCAGTCGTCAACGAGTACATCAGTTGTTTAACAAGTTAGTGTCTTTAGGTAGGCTTACGTACGAACAATTACCTAGACAGGCTATGTTACTGAAGAGACGATCTAGTTACAAACAGAAGTGGGGACATTTCCCTGAAGAATCTTATGTTCGTGCTGATGAGTTCTACCAGATCATTAGAGAGAAGTTCAGACGTAAGAAAGCATCTAACTACAAACATGATTGGGATATAGAGTTCAATGACCTAACATTCCCTACTCATTGTCCGATATTAGGTATTGAGTTAGACTACCTAGCTAGTTTTCGTTCAGACAACTCTCCAAGCTTTGATAGGATTGATTCCTCTAAAGGATACGTCAAAGGAAACGTAGTTATCTTATCTTGGAGAGCTAACCGTATTAAGAATGATGGTACTGCTGAAGAACATCAAAAGATAGCAGACTTTATGCGATCTGTGATGTAGTAAACATAGTTACCTGATCTGTAGTCAGTAGTGTAGGTAGATCTATAGGCTCTACAGTACCTCAGGCACTCTCAACCCAAGAAGTTGTATCTTCATCCCATGTGTACATCTGACCATCAGTGGGCATCGCTACAGGAGATTCCCATTGAGCGTCTGCGTTAAGTAACCATGATGGGAATGGTTTAGGCGGAACAAACGCATCAATGTCTGCTCTGTACATATAACCAATACCAGCATAGTTTTTTCTAAAGTTACCGTTGTAAGAGGTTTGCTTCCAGACACCACCAAGAATCTTCTCAAGATGTGCGGCGCCGATATGTTCTTTTTCTACACCTTCAGCATCAGAAGTATCTTTGTTATCAACAACCACTACTTGAGTAACAATGTTGTTCTCATCAATCTTTGCGAAGTGAGCCATTACGCCTCCAGCCTAAGTCCAGTTAAGTCCATCTCTTCCCCGACAACACCGACAGGGAAGGTATTAAACGATAGTGAAATCCGAGTGTCATCGCCTTTGACTTCAGGAACCATGTGAGTCAGTGACGATGGAAACAGAATCAATCTTCCTGCATAAGCCTCAAACCACCAAGACTCTGAGTTGTATGCGTTCCACTCTGACGGTGGGAACTTGATTTGTTGCCAGCCATCCTTGTAAAAGAAAATCTTGTCATCAGCGTTGGTCTGCACATAAAACACGCCACTAATGTAGCTGTTGGGATGTGCATGTTTGTGATGGTATTGCCCAGGCTCTGAGTAGTTACACCAGCTTTGCGTGACTCGTAGGCTTACGTTGTGCTTGGGATTGACTGTGCTTTTGAAGTAATCCGATACCGCATCTTCTATGAACGAACGTAGTGACGTTAACGCGGGATCACGCAGCACAAAGTTGTTCGTGCTTGTGGTGTTACCCATGTTGGGTCTTGTTGGTAGCTCACGGATGAAGAACAACTCCTCATCGCTCAGAGGTCTACCAAGCTCTGCAAAGCCTACAGGGATGGGGAATAAGTTATGCAACTGCACGTTCAAATTCCTCACGGGCTATGCCCATCTCTTTCAGTTGTTCGTCGGTGTAGATCGTTGGGATGCTGTCCTCAAACTCTTTGATCTTGTCTATGACCCAATACACTTCTTCTATGCTTGGGCATGGCCGTGGATCATCCCACCTTGTAAAGACGTTGTTTGATATTTCCCACTTTGCACCTGGACGTAAAAGGTGCATGGCTGTGTCAATACCTAGAAATTTGTAAACTTTTGTAGTCATGTTATTGATTGATTTTGATGATTACGATACCGGAGCCGCCGTTACTCCCACCGCCAGCAGGAGATGCTTTTGCTCCACCTCCGCCACCGCCAGTGTTTGCCGTTCCATTTGTTGAAGAACCGCCAGGAGCGCCACCACCAGTACCTCCTGTCCCAACTGTTCCTCCCCCAAATGTCCCGCCACCACCACCACCAGCGTAAGTTACTGCTGCGCCACTAATCGTTGATGAAACTCCATTTCCACCATTACCGCCTGTAGTCGCTGTTCCAGAACCTCCTATACCCCCAGCGGCGGAAGGTGCGGAAGGTGCGGGAGTAACTGCTGCCGCTGCGCCGCCTCCACCACCAGCCCCATAATTCGGGGCCGAACCTAAACCACTACCGCCATTATTACCTTGACCTGGAGCAGATGGTGCGCCGTTACCACCATCAGATGACGCATTAGGAGTGTTGCCTAATCCACCTGGCTGAGTAGCTCCACCAGCACCGCCACCAGACCCACCATTTAACCCTGCTGCGGCCGTATTCCATTGACCACCACCGCCTCCGTAGGATTTGAATGTATTTGTTCCTGCGCCAGAAGGACTTTCGGTAATACCTGGCCCTGCAATAGAAGAATTATCACCATTGGTTCCAGCATTTAAAGTAAGCGCAGCAACACCAGGACCACCACCACCAACAGTAATGGTGTAATCTTGGTTTTGTGTAAGAGTTAAACCTGTGCCGGTTCTAAAACCACCTGCTCCTCCACCACCACCACCATTACCACCACCACCACCCCCACCACCCGCAACCACAAGGTAGTCAACAGAGGTCACACCAGTAGGACATTTCCACGTAGTCGTGCCTTTGAATACGAAGACCGTTTGTGATGGCACGGTGTACTTTAGGATGACGATACCGGAGCCGCCTGCTGAAGTTCCGCTTGCTCCACCACCACCTGTGTTTGCATCACCATTATCGTTAGCAGTTCCGCCGCCGCCACCACCAGCACCGCCAGTTGCTACAGTTCCATCAGCTTTTCTGCCAGCGCCCCCTCCGGCATAAGTTACAGCCGTTCCTGTTATAGAAGACTGAGTTCCATCACCACCTTCTGATGTTCCGTCAGTGTTTCCTGCTTCGCCTGCACCACCGCCACCACCTGCGTTATCGCTTGATCCGGCGCCACCAGCGAAACCTTGTCCTGATGGTGAAGTCGATGCTGGGCCTCCGCCGCCGCCCTGACCGCCACCGCCACCACCCGACCCACCTGAGTTGCCTGCAACGTTACTGTAACCGCCGCCACCACCACCAACTGCAGTGATCGTTGAGAAAGGCGAAGGACCGGCAATAGAAGATGGGGCACCATTGTTTCCAGACCCTGTTGTTCCTGCCCTTGCTGTTGCTCCAGCACCTACCGTGATGGTGTAATCAGTTCCTGCCGTTACAGATAAACCAGCACCAGTCCTGAATCCACCAGCACCTCCACCAGCACCATAAGTAACACCACCGCCACCCCCACCAGCCACAACCAAATACTCAACCTCTGTAACGCCAGCAGGGCAAGTCCACGTTGAAGTAGCCGTAAAGGTTTGGACGATGGTGTAGCCTGCCGCAGCCCTAGCGCCAAGCAAAGAAAGCATAATCCCTGTCATGACACGTTCCCAGAAACAACGCAGACCGTACCGCTAATAAACAAGATCGTTGCTATGCCACGGGTTGCTAGCGTCATCGTGGCTTTGTCACTATCCGTCCCTGCTATATATGCTGTGGTAATCGTACAAGTAATTGTGATGTTGCCTGATGTGTTGTTGAACAACGAGATGATGTCACCCTCTGCAAACGTAGCATCAGGGATTGTTATTGACCCACCAGAGCCGATCTGAACATACTTACCGACATCACCTGTTGCTAGTGTATAACTACCTGTTTTTGTCCCAACAGCGGGTGCGTTTAAATACCCTAACGTCACTGCATCAGCAGCAGGTAATGTCTGTGTTATTGTACTACTTGTATTGGCAGATTGCAGCGTATGTGATCCTGTACCGCTGGAATTGCCTTTAACAATAATGGAACTCATGTTTTCTCCTAAAAACCAAGAACAACCCAACGCTCATCTGTTCCTACAGTTACTGAGACGTTTGAGTTAATTGTTACAGGACCAACGCTTAATCCGTTGTAACCGTCTGTTATTGTATAGTTAGATGCAATAGTTCGTAGGTTTTCTAGTATTGTACTAGAACCTCCACCACCACCGCCGCCGGAACCGTTACTAGCTGATGTAATACGACCTTGTGCATCAACAGTGATATTTGCATTTGTATATGATCCTGCTGTTACTGCTGTATCAGCAAGATTGATAGTTCTATTAGCGGACAAATTACCACCGCCAGATAATCCAGTACCAGCAGTGATTGTTGTTGTTCCTACCGCATAGCCAGCAGAGGCATGGTTACCCCAACCGTATGCTGTATTCCAGTTACTTATGTTTGTAGATGTAATACCAGCAGCAGCACTAGCAGAGAATACAGGGTCTGTTTCTGATGTTAAGTACGTTGAAGTATCTAGCGTCCAAGTGTTAGCTGCTGTTTTCTTAAGTAATCCTGATGTACCGCTTAATCCTGCGATAGCAGTTAAGTCAGCATCTAACGGTTGATACGTTGAAGCTGCTGTAGATGTTGTTAAATAACCTGCTGACGCATGATTACCCCAACCATAAGCAGTATCCCAATCAGTTTGCTTTGATGTGGTAGGGATCGCATAACCAGCTGTGTTCGATATTGCTAACGTACCTGCTGATGTTACTGGTGATCCTGTTACAGTTAACCCCGTAGGCACTGTCATAGCTACTGAAGTTACTGTACCGTTTCCAGACAAAGCAGCGATGTTGCTGAGTGTTGTCTTTACAGTGTTACCACCTTGTACGATAGGTACAACTTCAGTACCAGCCAATGCTGATGCATTTGATAGTGCTGATATCTTTACGTCAGCCATGTCTACTCCATGATAATGTAATCACCAGCTTCTGTGGTAAGGAAATCACCGTTTTCAGTAGCCAGGATGTTCGAAACACTAAGCCAACCAAGTAAGTAAGTAAAGGATGCTTTCTTCCACTGTCCATCCTGCCTAACAAGAAAGTATTCTGGTACAGGGTCTTCCGTAGCATCAGGTAAACCGTCTAATCCAAACTGCTGTGTATTCTGAATGTATATGTTGTCTTTGGACTTAGAAGTCTGTGGTAACTCACCAGCACTTACTTCAATACCATTAGACAACTTAAGTACCAGTGAGTTGTCAATGTCAATGTAAGCATCAACAACTGATACACCATCTTTTCCTGGTTTACCGTCTATACCATCTTTACCGTCAACACCGTCTCTACCATCTTTCCCTGGTAGTCCATCTTTACCAGGGTTACCTTTGTCACCTTTTGGACCTTGTTTACCTTGTGGTCCTTCTAGTTTACTGATGGTATCTGCTTTAGAGTCTAGCTCACTTACTTTCTTCTTTAACTTACCAACAACAGCAGCTAGCTGTAGTAGTTTTTCCTCATCCATGATTACTCACCAAGAGCATCGGTAAACTGCTTATCTACCTGCTTTTTAGTCTCCATTTGCATCTTGGCTATGTTTTCATTGCTTTTGATATCTTCTTCCTTCAACATTAACTCAGCAATCTTGATTCTACGTTGGAATTCACGCTCTGCTGAGTCATCGTTGTTAGGAAGGTTCTGAGTGGCTGCATTAACAATCTTAGCTCTTACCTCTTCAGGCATTAACTGAGCCTCTATAGACGCTTTCTGAGCCTCTGCTGCTGCTTTTTGTGCTCTAGCTTGCTTTTCTTGCACTGTAGCCTGTGCATCAGCCAATTGAAGCTGTGTAGCTTGCTGTTGAGCCTGTTGTTGCTCAGGGTTTGGCTGTGTTAGTTGCTGAAGTTGCTGTAGTAAGCTCTCACGGTTAGGTAATGATGAGTATTCAACGATACCTTGCAGTAATAAAGGTACGATAGGACTGTTTGGACCTAACGTAGACATCATTGCCATCATTTGAGCCTGTTCAAACTCTCTAGCAACCATTCCTAGCGTACCTGTTGGGATAAATTCAAAGTCTTTTACAGGATAACGGTCAGGAGCAAACTGCATATACCGCCATGCAGCCTTCTGTACGAACGGAATAAGGAAATCTTCTTGGAAATTCACTAAGGAACGCTTATTCTTCTTGATGATACCGCTAACAGCCATCGCTAAACCAGCCGCTGCTGCATCACCACCACTGACTTGAGCAGGTAAATTAGCTGTATCTAGCGTACCTGTAGCCTGTAGCATCATTCTTTCGAAAATTTGAGCTGTTTCGATGTTCGATTTGTCCGTAACACCGAACTTAAATGGTTGTAGGATCTCTGCTGGATTACCATTGACAAGGATATTCTTCCCTGGTTTGATCTCAAACTTCTGTCCACGAGGTAATCTAGAGGCATCTATAGCCATCATAGGAGCTGCTGTA